CCTGCGCCGCCGTGTTCTTGAGCGCAGCATCCCATCCTCGCTGCGCCATCGTTTTCGGGTCCATCGTGTCGAAGGACGCGCTGATCCACCATTCCTCGAAGGTTCGCTGATTGGCAGAGGGGAGCGATTTGTCCTGAAGCCTCATGCAGCCGCCCGCCGAGCAGCAGTGCTTGCAGTAGCAAAAGGGGCACGATTTATCAGGGGACTCAGCCACGGCAACCTCCATGAATCATGCCCAGGATGTAGCAGGCGATGCACAGCGCGAACAGGGCGGCTTCGGTCATTTCGGGGCCTCCGGGAGCGGCATCCAGTGGGTCGTGAACGATCCGACCCAGTGCTTTGTGTCGAAATAGAAGTAGCGTTCGGAGATGTAGGTTTCTCCGTCGTCATAGGTGGCGCAAGTCAGGTAGCGTCCAGACTTCTCCGGCAGTCGCTCCGTCACCGGAATCCATCGCGGCTGTTTCTCCGAGGGAGGCGAGGTGAATTCCAGAAGGTCGCGGATGATCCCCTGAAGATGCAAGGCCATGCTTTGCGCTCCGTCGAACGTGAGGGGAACCGGACGGTTCATCCACGCAAGTGCCTGAGCGCGGGCCTTCAGGAATTGTTCGCCGTCGCGCGGTTGGGACTCAGCCATTGCTTTCCTCCGTGGTGAGCGCCGCCGTGTCCTCGGCCAGCCTGCGGCGGCGGTACTTGATGACCTTCCAGAGCGCCAAGGCGATGTACTTGACCCACCAGAACTCGCAGCGCAGATGGACATGGGTCAGCGCCCCTGCTGCCGTCTTGCCGAAGAACACCAGCACGAACGCGGACGACTCCAAATGAACGTCAACGTGGTACGGGTCGATCTTCACGATCCTGGGCTTGGCGTCAGCCATTGCGTCCTCCGTCGTCGGGGTATTGGGGTCGATTCACGCTTGCACTCCTATGATTTCCAGCGCCTTTCGGGCACGGCGGATGCTGTCCTGCCTCCAGCCACGAACGAACGGACGCTCCAGGCGTTCTCCGTCCTCCCAAACGTCGCCGCACCCGAGGCACGTTTGCGCCCATCCGTACCACTCCTGAAACTGGCACAGGAAGCGGCGCATCCGCTGGCACGTCGGACACACCATGACCGCGCATTCGGTGCGGCTGTAGCGCGTCCAGTTGATGTGGACGACGGCTTCGTGCGATGGGGTAATCGGTTGAGTCACGCGACCTCCTGTTGAGCCAGCCAGCCCCACTGCTCGGCAATCGCCTGGGCGATGCCTTCGTAGGTGCGACTGCGCTCCTTCCAGCGGTCAGGGCTGGGGGCCATCTTGTGAACCCGCGCTTCCCGGCCTTCCACGATGTTCGTGGGGACCAGCTTCGGCAGGTTCTTGAGCCACAGACAGGTGGCCTTAGTCTCCCCGTGCCCGAATTGCCACGGCTGGATGATCTGGTCGGGCTTGCGAATCCGGCTGCTGATGACGCTGACCGGGTTCTCCAGCGCGATACGGGGGATGGGCGCGTTCAGGAGGGCGCGCACGAACTCCAGCGCCTCAGCCTGCTCCTTGGCCTTCTCCTTGAACCAGCGGGCACCAGACACGGCCAGATGGGTGCAGGGAGGGTGAGCCACCATCAGGTCCCATCCTTTGTCCAGGAGCCCGAGAACATTGCCTTGAATGTGGAATCGAGGATCGCCCTCGGCCGGCAACAGGTCACAAGACCAAGCCTCATGCCCGCGCTGGCGAAACGCCCGGCGAACGGCCCCGGAATACTCGCAAGCGACAAGCACCCTCATTTGCGTTCCCCTGTGGCAATCGACGGAATAGGTGCGGGTCTTTCCCCGCCGTCAGCCACCCCACTGTTCTCGCGGTATTTCCCCTCTCGGCCCTTACTAACCGGCTCCGAGGCGGTTCCCTGATTACCAGGCCACCCGTTCAGGGAGGGGCGGCCCCCACCCATCAATTCTTTGTGGTCCGTATAGCTGTCTCGGGCGCTCACACCGCCCCCTTGAGCACATCCGCCGCGGGCGCCTCGGCCATCTGCAGCCGTTGCACCCGCGCCAGTTCCGCCTCGGCCACCCGCAGGCGTTCGGCGTGGTTTCGCATGAGGGCGCGGCCGTTCTCGACCTCGGCCAGCAGAACAGCCTCGCGGTGGCGCAGGAACCACAACCGCAACCGGCGCATCACGCGAGCCTCCAGAGGGCTTCGAGGACCGCGTAGGCGCCGATGGCGATGGCGGTGAGGGCGTTGGCTTGGTCGCCGGTCACGGCTACACCTTCTCGCCGTTCTGATGCCGGCCGATGCACACCTCCACCTCGCGGCGGTCGGTGTCCGTGAAGCCAGCGCCCTTCACCAGATCCCACGCCGCGTCGTACTCGCCGCCGTTGATGAGGTTCAGGGCGTCCTGGATGGTCGGGGCGCCGGAGGGTTCGGGGGCGGGCTTGGGCTTGGCGGCCTTCGGTGCGGCGGCCGGCGCGGGCTCCTGCTCGATGGCCTCGCCCGTGTCCGGGTCGATGTCCACCACGTCCTCCGACGAGGCGGGTGGCGCATACCCGCCGGAGATCGCGTCGTCCAGGTGGATGTTCTGCGCCTGCCCCTTCCCGTGGGCGTCCTCGAGGGCGAGGGCCTGCGCCAGTTCCGGGCTCTTGGGCAGGGTCTTGCACAGGCGCCGGATCACGGTCTTGGACCCCATTTCCTCGTAGTGGGTGTCCCAGGGCGTGTCGCGCTTGTACTTCTTCGCCATCTGGTAGCCGCGGCTGCCGTCCCGGATGCGGTCGATGGCGTCGCGGCCCATGACGACGAAGGTGCGGGTGCCGTCCTTGAACACGGCGACGGCGTAGAAGCCGATGATCTCGCCGCGCTCCTTGTCTGAGGCCGGGAATCCTCCGGTCTTGGCGAGGGGCTTGTGCTCCAGCTTGCGCTCCAGCCCGAACGAGCAGGAGAAGCTGTCCTTCTCGCGCACCGCCATCGCGTAGATGTCCACGATCTGCCCGGTCTGTTTGGCGAGTTTGATGAGGCCTTGGTAGCCCGGTATGAGCTGCGCTTGGCCGCCGAAGGGAACGATATGCGCCTCGCCCATGAGGCCGGGTTCGATGCCGAGCTGCGCGGCCTGGATGACAGCGGCGAACACGGATTTCGGGTCGCACTCGCCCAGCTTCGGGACGGCCCGAAAGCAGGTGAGGGCGATGCGGGTCATTCGGTCGGCGTTCAGGTGGCGGGGCAGGGCGCGGGCGATTTCACCCTTCCACGCGGTCAGCATGGCAGGAAAGTCCTTCGGCGCCTCGCGCTTGGCGATGGCGTTCTTGGCGGCGTCGATTCCGGTGACAGCGGCGGTCATTCTTTGCTCTCCTTGTGGTTGACGAAGCGGCCGTCGATGTAGGTTTGCGCCTCGACGGTGTAGGGTTTCTTGGTGACGACCTTGCGGCGCAGTGCCTTGCCGTCCGGGAACACCAGCGCGGCGGCCTCCTTCATCTGCCAGAGCAGGTGCGACTTCGCGCCGGCCGCGAGGTTGGCGTAGTGGCCGGAGAGTTCCTGCGCCTCCTCTAGCGCCGTGCGCCAAGCCATGTGCTGCTCAGTGGCCTGCAGAATCTCGCCGTTGGTGCCGGGGTACAGGCTCTTGATGAGCTCGCGGTCGCTATCGCCGTTGAAGTTCGGGTCCGGCGCCCGGCCTTCCTGCACCCGACTCCAGAAGTCCGCCTCGCCGTCCAGGATCATCTGCTGCAGTTCCCTGTCGGCCGGGATCTCGTAGGTGCGGAAGTCCTGCCCGCCGATCAGCACCGCGAGGTCCGTGACCGGCGTAGCCGTGACCAGCATGACGTGCTGACACTGGATGAGGTACGCCTGCGGAACCTGGTCGGTGCCGGGCTCGCCCCAGCCGTCCGCGGTGCGCGCGGTCTTGCCCTCGTAGGCCCGGCCGTCCGTGGTCAGGCCGTCCGCATGGGCGATGACGAAGCCGTGCTTGGGGTGGCGCATCAGCGGCGGGACGGTGACTTCTCGGCCGGTGCGGCGGGCGTATTCGTTGCGCACCACGGGCTCGAGCAAAGTGCCCCACAGGGTCGCCTCGTTCCCCTCGAATGGCGGGAGCTCCCCGCGCTTCTCCATGTACAGTTCCAGTTGCGAGCGGTACGGGCTCAAGCCCAGGGCGGCGGCGGCATCCGAGCCACCGATGCCAGTGAGGCGGTCGGCGTGGAATTGAGAGCGGTCCATGTCCCGCTTACGCGTGCGTAGAGAAAAGAACGCGGCCGGTGTAGCTCGCAGCAGCCCACGCGCTGCGCAGCTTCTCCAAGTCGCGTCGGGCCTCTTGGCGTTCACGGAACACCTTGGCCCATCGGTAACCGATGTGGCGATGCCCAAACCGCTCCCAAAACTGCATCATGCGTGAATTCTCCACGTTATAATTCAGTATGTTACAGCGTCAATGTCGCCAGGACCCGGCCTACGCCGCGTCCTTTCGCTTCAATGGGTTAGCGATGCCCGGAGCAGCATTGTGATTCCGGTTGTTGTGGGTTCGAGTCCCATCGGCCACCCCACCATTTTCCCCTGAAGCCACAACGAGTTGCGCGATAGTGTCGGAATCTCGACACCCTTGGTAAACGTCGCTCACTCCCAAACCGCTCCCAAAATTGCGTCCGTCCTGCGTGTACCGGGCGGCGTTCCCCGCGAATTGCGCGGTGTAGTCCGCGGCGAGGTGGGCATAGCGTTGCACCATCGCCAGCGACGCCCAGCCGCCCAACTTCTGCAGCACCGGCAGCGGCGTTCCCGCCATGACGTGCCAGCTCGCCCACGTGTGCCGCAGGTCGTGCCAGGTGAAGTCCTCGATGCCGGCGCGCTCAAGCGCCTGCTGCCACGCAAGGCCGGCGGGCTCGGTGACGGGCCGCGGCTTCGCGTTCCACTCCGGCAGGCCGGCCGCCACGCGGCGCCTCGCGCGTAGCTTCGCCATGTCGGACTCGCCCATAGGCCGCGCGTAGGCGAACACGAACACCGGATGTGCGTACATGGAGCATTCGCGCGCCTGGGTGAGCAAGGCGCAGGCTTCCGCACTCAGGGGGATGGGAATGGGCTGTCCTGCCTTGGCATCCTCGGGATGCACCCATGCCACCCGGCGCGCGAGATCCACATTCGACCAGCGCAGGCCCGTGACGTTGGACTTGCGCAGGCCGGTAAAGAGGGAGAAGGCGGCCATGCGGCGCAGGTGCAGCGGCAATTCCTCAAGCAGCCGCGCGGCTTCCTCGCGCGTGAGCCACCGCACCCGGCTCGGAGGCTGGCGCAGCCGGCGCACCGCGGGGAAGGGGATCTTGTGGAACCCGAAGAGGCCCGTGAGAAACGAGCGGTGCCGGTTGCGCGTGCTCGCAGACCACTCGCGTTCCTTCACGCCCCGGTCCAGAGCGCGCTCGATCATGTCGCCCGTGAGGTCGCGCAGTTTCTTGCCGGCGAAGTCGCGGTGGAGGAACCGGGCCTTGTCGCGGTCGTTTTCAATGTCCCGCTTACGCTCCAACTCCTTCTCGCGGAACCACGCCACCACGGCCTCGTCCCAGGTGAGCGGCGGCGCCTCGCCTAGTTCTTTCTGCCGCCACGCATCGCTCGCAATCTTGGCGCACCATTCCTGCGCCGCCTTGCGTTCGGTCGTGCCCGTAGAACGTCGGATGCGTCGGCCGGAGGCATAGAAGTCGCACTCCCACTCGGCGCCGCGCCGATCACGATGGAGGCCGTATTGGTCGTCGCGCTTTCGATCTCCCCGTTGAGAAACGCCCTCGCCCTGTCGGGCGAGATCCGCCACACTCGGCCGATCCTCACGCCCACCTTCGGCGCCAGCTTCAACGCCGTCATGTAGTTCACGCCGAGGAAACGCGCGAACGCCCCTACGTCCCATGCCTGCTCTGTCGTTGTCGTCATCTTCTCGCGTCATGGTTGGTCTGACCCTGCGAGCGCCCGTTAATTCAGTGGGAAAGAATGGTAAGCGCGAAACGTACCGCGTGTCAACTACTTGAGGCTATGTCAGGAAAACCCTGAGTAAGTTTCACGATTACATATAGTGTAACAATAGGTTAGGCTATACTTGTTTTATGCAACGATCGCCACAACGTAAGCGTCCGGGGGCAAGGAAACGGAGGCACAAAATGCTTGAGCAAGCGGTATCCACACCCACGGCGGCGCCGCGGAACTGGCGCACCTGGCCGGATTCGGTGGTGGAGCGCGCCATCAGGATTTGCGGGGGCTTCCCCGTGGATCTGCAGCATCGCATTTCCAGGCACCTGAAGCGCGACATTTCCAAGCAAACCGTGCATGGCTGGCGGCTGCGCGGGATCTTCCCGAAGGACATGATTTTTGCGGTCAACGAGGTCACGGGAATTCCCGTGGAAGAACTGCTCCTCGCCAAGCCCATCCACAAGAGCAAGCCCAGCTGCGTCGTGCGCGCAATTGCCAAGGCCGGAGGCACGGCATCGAAGTTCGCCGCCGAGCTCTCGCGTTCCTCGGGCCGGGACGTGACCCGGCAAATGGTGAGCAACTGGCTTGCCGCCTGCCAATTCCCGCGCGCCTATGTCCTGGACATTCACTTGCTGACCAAACTCCCCATTGCCGAGCTCATGGAGAAGGACGAGCGGTAGACTGTTAGAATCTCGACACCCCGCCCTGGTCAGGTGGGGGAGTCCTGCCGGCGGGCGGTCCTGCCGTACAGGCAGCAAAGCCCGGCTTCGCGCCGGGCTTTGTCTTTCTAGATCCGCCTTCCTCTGCGCCTTGAGACTTCCATGATGATCGCCTGCACGTCGGTGGGCGTCATCGCTTCCTCTTCATCCCCGAATTGCGCGTCGAGGATGGATTCCAGCGCCAGCGGGTCCACGTCGCTATTCGTGGCCTCTTCCAGCGCCTCGATTAGCTTGAAGAACTGACGGCGGTTACATGCCATCGCCTGCAGGATTGCGCGGTTTCCGACCATGTTTTCCCCTGAGATTGAGCACCGAGCCGCACACTGCGCACCTTTTTTTCTCGCCCGGCTGCAGTCCGTCGCGCATGATCTGCTTCAAGCGCGCGACGGCTTCCCCGACCTGCTGGCGGTGCTTCATGCCGCACTTTCGCGCGGCCTCGATCAGAGTAACACCTTCCACGATCACCATACGCGCGGCGTTGACTGTTGACGGACGCATTCTTGTATTGGCAGCCGCGGCGTCGAGTGCTGCTGCCAGTTTTTCACGCCCGGCTTCGGTTTCGTCGTGGTTTTGCGGATTGACGGTCATACCATGCGCTCCCAATGGAGTCGGCCGTCCTCGCCTTCGACGTAGCGGCCGACCTCGCCGCGGACCTCCATCCAGGCGGAGGCGCGGCTGTGCTCGGTCAGAATCACGGCCTCGCCCTGCATCGGCCCATCGGCGCACTTGTGCGAGCGGGTGAAGAGGGCGAGGGCGCGAGTAAGAAAGCGGGAAAGTTTCACGCCCGGCTTCCTTTCTTTTGGACAGGGACCGGGGACGCGAACAGGTCGGCACCGCGATCCTCGCCAGCAAAAAGGCGCCCGTACTCCTCGCGCCTGCGATCCGTGCGCATGATGCGCGTGCGGATGTGTCTTTGCGCAGCTTTGGCCGAGCTGATCGCAAGCTGCACGCGCCGCAAAGTCCTGGGGGCGTCTGCAACGCGCAACAGAACGCGCGCCTCCCGCAATAGCTGGATGGCGTCGGCCATTACGCGTTTGTGCGCCGGGTTGGCGTAGCGAGTTTTGCGGGTCATGCGGCCTCCACCGTATACCGCGGATATTTTCCGCTCACCTTGACGACGCGGCGCGTGCCGAAGTCTCGCGCGATCCATGCACGCAATACCTTGATCGGCACGCCTTCGCGCTTGTAAACGTAGCGCGTAGCATCCTCGAAAACCGCGAAATGCCCGCGCGGAACTGCGGCGTAATAGCTTGCCTCTCCGGCGCGGTGTTTTGTGGAAAGCTGAGTTCCTATCATGTCGTAGGGCGGTTTCATGCGGCCTCCGGAGTGATGATGTTTCCGCCACCCGCAATGCCTGACAGCAGGGCGATGCGGGCGCGGGCGTTGACGGATTCGCGCAGGCGCATGAATACCGCGATGCGGTGCGCGTCGGCACGATCTGCTCGCGCCTGGCGGATCTGAAGGGAGAGCGCGTGGCCGGGCATGGCGGCGGCGGGGCGGCGGGTCATGATTGCGCCCCTTCGATCACCAGAAGGGCCGTATTGACCTGCGTTCCCTGGGCGGCGAAGGTTCCCGCCGGCAAATCTTCCCAATGCGCCGCGATCGGCTGCAGGGCTTCGCGTTGCCGCGGGCCGTTGGCGCAAATGGCGACAAGGCGCCCGCCGGGCTTGAGCATGCCGGCCGCGTGCCGAATGTGCTTAATATCGGCGCCGTTCTCGAAAGGGGGGTTCATCAACACCCGGTCGAAGGCGCCGAGGTCGCCATTCATGGCGAGGAAATCGCCAGCGCGAACCTCGGTTAGGGGGAATTCAGCGCGCAGCCGATCCGCAAGACGCTGATTCACTTCCACGGCCACAAGCTCGCCGCCCTGGGCGTGCCACGTAGCGCCAAGCGCGCCGATGATGGCGCCCGTTCCGGCGCTGGGCTCCAGCACTCGCGCGCCGGGCTGAATGTCAGCGAGTTCGGCCATGCGCTCGGCCAGCTCGTGCGGCGTCGGGAAAAGCTGCGGCGCCGTCACCACCTGCACGCCACCATTGCGCAGAGTTTCGCGCATGGCGGCGAACGTCTGCGCTTCCTGCTTGCGGGCCTCGGCTGCGGCCACGGCTTCATTGTGCGCGATGTGGGCCGCCTCGCCGCGGGTCGGCGCGCGGCTTTCGTTGTCGCCTTCGGGGCGGACGTAGAAGCCGACCTTTTCAATTTCCGCCAGCCTGCCGGCCGCGCGCAGTTCCGCCACCTTCGCGGCCGGCATGATCTCGGCCAGCTTGTCGAAGGGGATATTCCGCGCAAAGAATCGCTCCCCGTTGTACGTGTCCAGAATGCTGACGCTAACGCGGTTCACCTTCTGGATATACGCCCAGCCTTTCCCGTACCCAGGCGACGCCCAGCAGCGCACGGCGCCGCCCTTCTCGGGCTTCACCTTGTCGGACTCGATCCCGCCATCGGCGGCGAGCATGGCGCGCTCGTAGGTCAGGCGGTTGCGGTAGTGCTCGGCCCACTGCTCGCAACGCTTGAGGGAAGCGGCGGACATTTCGCGCGCCTTGTTCTGCGCCTCTTCCGGCGTGATCCTGCCGTCCTTGAGGTCAGACCAAAGCCCCCAGCGGCCAATGTTCAGAACGTGCAGCATGCGTTCCTCGAATGTGCCGCGCGATCCGTCCTGCTTCTTGAGCGTGGTTTTCGCGTCGTCGTGGATGTCGGCCAGAATGCGCAGGTTGACTTTGTTGGCGGCCGCGCTTTTGTCCACCTTGCGAAGCTCGGCTTCGATGTTCCGGATACGGCGGGCGCGCACGTCCGGCCGCTCCTTGTACTTGGCATGCCGAATCGCGCCGGCCGCGCGGTCCTGCCAGTATTGCGAGGTTTCCCACATCTTGACCGCCCGGCGCATGCCGTTTTCGATCTTCTCGGCGTCCTTGCGGGCCTTCTTCTCGCTGTGGTGGCCGATAAGGATCGGTTGGCCCAGCTCGAAACGCTGGGCGATGCCGTCCACGGCTTCACGCGCGGCCGCGGCATCCTTCGCGCGGTTGTCGCTGTAGCCGTCGAAGCGTTCCGCGCGCTCCTCGGCGCGGTCGGTAAGCGTGCGGTCCTCGTCGTCGATCTGGCCGGCGAGTTCTTCGCACAGTTCCGCGCGCTCCGGGGTCCACATCGGCGCCACGAAAAGCTCTTGTTTAGGCGCCCAGGCGAATCCGGCCGCGCGGATGCGGTCGTAAAGCTCCCTCGGCAGGCGGTGCGCCGGATAGAGGCGCAGCTTGTTGTCCTCGGGGCTGTAGGTTGCTGCTGTTATGTCGTTCATAGTCTGCGGTCCTTTGGTCGTTGGTCGGTTTGGTGCGTGGTCGTCGCACCCTGTAGCCCTGTCGTGGGGACCAGGGCTAAGGGGTGAGGCGCTAGAAAAGCCCGCGCTGCTTCAACAGGTCGCGGCGCGTGCGCTTGGCGGCCTCTTTCCCGAGGGCGTAGCCTTCGGAATAGGCGTTACTCCATTCCGGGATGCTGTCCCATGCGGGCAGATTCGGCCGTTCGCAGGCGTAGCCGTCGCGGTATCCGGCATTGAAGCAATTGCGCGCGGCCTGGGCGCGCTGCTCCTCGTCGGCGCCCTTGAGCAATGCGCCGTGGTGCTCGGTGCCGTGGGCGGCGTTGTGGGCTTGGGTCATGCCGCGGCCTCCATAACTTGCGCGTGCACCTGTCCATCATGGAACAGATACGCCACCGGGAAGAATTCCGGCCCCTGGGGCTCAATGCCGGACAGGGCGGCGAAAGCGGCAAGGTCGCCAACGGCCGCACCTTCGCCCGGCTTCATGCGTCGCGGCTGTCCCCAAATCGGGAATCCGGTTTCACCCTTGCGGACCGGGCGGCCGGCCTTACGCCAGTCGTGGAAGGTGTGCCATTCGCGCGCGCCGGTTTCGGCGGTGTAGTGCGCAAGAATCGCCGCGTTGACGTTCGGGAATGCGCCGGCCTTTACCAAAGGCTTAACGGCCATGCTCAGGGCGCGAAGCTCGGCGCGGCGTGGGTTTGGCTTGTGCGTGCTCATGCGGCCACCTTCACGCCAGCGAAAGCCCGGCCCTTGTCCGTGGCGGTGTAGAGCTCGCCGGCCTTGTGCAGCAGGCCGGTATTGGTCAGGGCGCCCATGAGCTGCTGAAACTGCGAAAGGCTGCATCCCTTCGTCATGAGGGCAGCATAGAGGCTGCCACCCGGCACGCCCTCGGGGCAGTCGTTGACGGCGGCCACCACGGCGAAGGCGAGCAGGTAGGCGGCGGGGATCTTGTCGGTCATTCGGCCTCCCCGAGTTCGAGGAGAAGATTTTCGGCGCGGTCGAGGGCGTCCCCGAACCGCCCGGCGGTGGCCCCGGTCAGACGGCGTAGTTCCGATAGGTGATCGCGCAGGTTCATCACGGTGGCGACGAGTTCCGGGTAGGCGTTGGCGGCGTGGGCGATGTAGGCGGCGTCGGTAAGCATTTCGCGTTGGTCGATGCCCATAGGCGCGCAAACTTCCTGCGCGTTGTCGTCGGAAACAATCCCGGAGTCCCCGACACCCCACGGCAACGGCGTAGCAGGCTTATGGTTCGTGCTCACGATTGCCCCCCTTCGCAGGTCGTGCAGGGCTTGAGCACGGCGGCCAGAGCGGCGCCGGCAATGGAGCCCACCAGCGCGGCGGCGATGAACAGTGCCGCGATGGTGAGGCGTTTCAGGGTGGGGAGCATTACGCGGCCTCCTTCGCGGCAAGCGGGAGCGTCCAGTAAGCGCGCATCGCGGTATCACGGGCGAATTGCTCATGATCGGCGCCGAGCTTTTCGACTTCCTGGAGCGCGGCGTAAAGCTGACGCAGGGCCGGCGACGCGTGGCTGTCGCTCTCGGCGTATTGCTGCACGGTGATTTCGATGCTGTCCATTAGGCGGCCTCCTCGATGTTGAAGGAGTCGCCCACGCTCACAATCTGCCCGCGCACAAGCTCAATAAGCGCGTCGCGTATTGCGTCGTCGTTGTCCTCGTTGACTCGCAGCGTGCGGGAATCCAATTCCCCGCCCGATCCGTTCCAGGTGATGCGAATGACTTGTTTCATGGGGTGCGGTCCTTTCGTGGTTGTGGTCTGCGTCGCGGGTCAGGCGACGGTGACAATGTGCAGGCGTCCTGCGTCAATGTCAATAGTACAGACAAGAGAAACGGGAGGGAAATTCCGGTGGTTCGCTATGCGGAACGGCTTATCTCGGAGTCCTGCGCGCCGGCTCGGGCTGGCGGGATCGGTGGCAAGTGCCTAGAGTCCCGGCGCATGGCAGGCAACGCAGCAGGGGCGGCTAAGGCTCGGGCAAGGGCGGCAGCTCGTCGGGCCCAGGAAGAGGCCATAGAGGCCGGAATCAGGGAGGCCAAGGCGGCCGGCGATCAGGTCAACAACCTGTTGCCCGAGCCATCAGAGCCAGATTCCGCTGTTGGTGCACCAATTCAGGGCGAAGTGTCCGGAAAACAGACAGTTGGGGCCGATCCGATCCTCGCGGCGGCCGAAATCCATGCCGCAGCAAACGTTTATCGCGTTGTGGCGGGGCTGGAGAAGGTCCCCCCGCAGGTCAAAGTGCAGACTTCCCTAACCCTGTTGGCCGGCCGCGGGCACCTGCAAGGCGGAAAGGGCGGCGGCCAAGCTCGGGACACGATGGGCGCCGTTTTGGAGGCCCTGACGCGCGCCTTGGAGCTCCGCGGCCGCGCTGCGGCCAGCGTGCCGGCCGTGGTCGTCGAGGCCAGGAATGGGAGCGGATTGGACAATTCCGCGCCGTCAGGGCCGGAATCCTCCAAGGTATCAGGCACATAGTCGCCTCGATGGTCGGATAGCGAATCCGACCAGCGCCCGAAACGCCCGAAACTCGCCAGGATCGCGCAGGATCGACGCAGTGCGCCCCGGATGGGTCAGGAGCCGTCCGGCGCCCGTAGCGCAGCGCAGGCGCCAGCGTGGCGCGGCCGGCGGCCATGCGCCCACCACCCCGCCGCCACCCCCGAACGCGATCGCGCATTTTCAGTCTCCCCCTCCCTCCCAAAAATTTCGCTTGCCATAACTTCTATCCTTCGCTAGTCTTGGGTTCATGTCGAATTTACCCAAGACCAGGCAGGACGCCATCAGGGGCGGAATCCCGAGGTACTTCAGCGGGGAACCCTGCAAGCGGGGGCACATGAGCGAGCGCTGGACGCTCTCTGGCGGGTGCCTTCAGTGCATCGAGGAGAACAAGGCGAAGGAGCGTGCTGAGTTCCAGGCGGCAAGGGAAGCGAGGGCCGGGGGATGAGTTTGTCCACACACGCGCGGGGTGTTTGTATTTATCTGCTTCTGCTTCTGTATGGGTGGACTTCCACACTTTCCACAGGTGTCCACCAGCGTCCACACCATGTCCACATCGGTCCACAAATGTCCACAGTGGACGAGGAATCCTGATGTTCGCCAAACTTTTTGCGTCGATGTACGACGGCACGCTTTGCTCGCGCGGACCTTGGCAGGCTTTGGTCACGTTCCAGCAGATGCTCATTTTGTGCGACGCGCAAGGCGTCGTGGACATGACCGCGGAGGCGATCGCGCGCAGGACTTCGATCCCCGTGGACGTGATTAAGACCGGCATCGAGGCGCTTGAGCAGCCGGACCCGGACAGCAGAAGCCCGGACGATGATGGCAGGCGCATCCGAAGGTTGGACGAGCACCGCGCCTGGGGCTGGCAGGTGGTGAACCACGCCAAGTACCGGGACATGCGCTCAAACGAGGACCGAAGGGAGTATTTCCGCAACTACAAGCGCGAGCAGCGGGCAAGGCAGGGGAAATCCCACAGTGGGGGCACTGTGGGGCGCGGGGAGAAGAAGGAGCGAGGAGGTGGTGAATCGCCCGAGGGCTTCGACGCCTTCTGGTCCGCCTACCCGAAGAAAGTCGCCAAGCCGGCCGCGCAACGCGCGTTCAAGGCGCTCGGCCTGAAGAACGGAGACTTGGAGCGCGTGCTTTCCGCGGTGCGCTCGCAGGCCGAAAGCGAGGACTGGACGAAGGACGGGGGGCGGTTCATCCCGCATCCGGCGACGTGGCTGAACCAGCGCCGGTTCGAGGACCAGGCGCCGCAGGTGCCGAGGGTCTACAAGCCCGGCGACCGGCTGCCATCCGGCGAGTACAAGGTGGCGATATGAGCGACCAGGGCGATCCGATCCCGGACGACCTTGAGCGCCAGGCGACGTTGCTCATGGACGCCCCCATGGTCGGGGTGGGAGCGGAAGCGTTCCTGCCGAGGATCTTTGACCTTTGGGCGAAGGGCTTGCCGCCGGGGACAAGGACCGGCTGGCAGAACGTGGACGAACTCTACACCGTGGCGCCGGGGCAGTTGACGATCGTGACCGGGTGGCCGGGCTCAGGGAAGTCGGAATGGCTCGATGCCCTGCTGCTCAACATCGCAAGGCAGGACTGGCGGATATGCCTGCATTCCCCGGAGAACCGTCCAGAGGAGATTCACGTCGTCAAGTACCTCGAGAAGTTCACCGGCAAGCCGTTCGGTGAGGGCGTGAACGAACGCCTGACCGAAAGCGAAGTCGCGGAGGCGGTGCACTGCATCAAGGATTGGTTCGGGTTCCTGGTGGCCTCCGCCGACGCGGAGCAAAGCACGTTCAACATCGAGCAGATCATGGGCGCCGCGGAGCTGTGGTTTCGCATGAAAGGCTACTGGCGAAAGAAGCCCTGCGGGCTGGTGATCGACCCGTGGAACGAACTCGACCACCAGCGCCCGAGTCATTGGTCGGAAACCGAGTACGTGAGCGCGACACTCACCGCGCTGCGGAGCTGGGCAAGGACGCATGGGGTGCACGTGTGGGTCGTGGCGCATCCGCAGAAACTTCCGCGCGACCAGAAGGGCGAACTGCCCGTGCCGCGGCCGGACACGATTTCGGGCTCGCAGCATTGGTGGAACAAGGCCGACAACTGCGTGACGGTGTGGCGAGACTACGACAACCGCGACGCGCCCGTGCAGGTGCACGTGCAGAAAGTGCGGTTCAAGCACATCGGCAAGATCGGCATGGCGAAACTCGACTATGACCGCGTGACCGGCCAGTACCGGATGCACCGGGAACCGGGCGAATACTACGGACCAAGGGAGGTGCGGCGTGCGTAACGAAGTGCTACGGATGCTCGAGCGCGCAAGGGAGCGTGCGCTGAAGCTGGGCAGCGTGTCCGCGTTCGGGCTGCTGGTGCTTTCCTGCTGGCCCACCCTTCGCGCGGGGTTCATTGCCATGACTCCGCCAGCGCGCGGCGAGGCCGCCAACGATGAAAGGTTTGCCGATGGGTAAACGCGACACGAACCGAAAACCGCGCCTTTCGGAAACGATCGACATGATCGTGGTTGTTGGCGAGGTGCGCGGCCTGAAGGCATCCGAAATCCACGGATGCATCCACGCCGCCAGGCGCTCTCCTGTGGCCGCGCACCGCTGCTACGCGGCAATTCTTGCCAGTCACGGAATCCACATGACCAAGGAGCCACGATGGACGATCAACTGAATCCAGCATCCGCCGCCACGCAGACCGCGCAGATACGAGCCTACATGGAGGCCGGGCACTGGATCAGCGGCTTGGACGCACTGGCGAAGTTCAAGTGCTTCCGGCTCGCCGCGCGCATCCACGACATCAAGGCCGAGATGCAGGACAGCGGAAGGCAGGTGGTCAAGCGCGTGCGCACGCTGAACGGCGGCAAGCGCATTGCGGAGTACACGATCGCCGTGAGGGAGGCGACATGAAAGGCGACGTTCCTGCTGCTGCGCTGCGGCTGCTGAATTCCCTGCCAAAGCGCACCCACGAATTCAAGCCCTACCACCGCGACCGTAGCAAGGCGGCGATGGCCGCCAAGCGCGCCATGTCCGAGGCCCAGGAGCGTGCGCGGCGAGCGAACGGCAAGCGCATGGCGAGAAAGAAACGCGCTCAGGAAGGTTTCGAGGACGACGAGGAGGACGCGGAATGAACGGTCTGGTGCTGCTCATCATCATCGTGGCCGCCTTAATCGGCGGGACGTGGGCGTACATGGTCTGGAAGCTGATCGAGTACCGCGACATGCGCGAGCGGCGCAGGATCGAGCAGGACAAGATCAACCGCTACGCGCAGGCCATGATCGACCGCGACAAGCTCCGCGGCTGGGCGGCGGACGGCAGCGGACACCACGGGGATCTCACGACGGATTTCCGCGACATGAGGCCGGGGTCATGAGCCGGCGCCGCGGCGCGGGGTTCAAGGAGGCGACGTGCCAGGGGAAGGTGACGTTTGCCACCTATGCCGAGGCGAAGAAGAACGGAGTGCATTCCGAGCGGGCGAGGCGTAACGGCGTGCACCCGTACAAGTGTCCGCACTGCCGTCTGTTTCACGTCGGCGCGACAAAGCCAGGCCCGAACAAGCGCGTGATGCTCGAGCGCATCCGCGAAATGGAGTGCATGGAATGATGTTCCGCAGGATGTTCAACTGAGGAAGTACCAACACAAGGAGAGTCGTGATGGAAAAATACGCGAATGCATTTGTGGCGACTCCCGGCGCAATCCGTGGTTGCGCGGCGGGCGGCGCGGCATTGGCGGGTGCGCCGATGATTAACCGGCAGAATGACAGCCCTCGACAGGTGCAGCAGAGCATGGTGGATATGGATCGATGGTGCATGGAACTCATGGCGGTGGTGGGTGAACTTGAGGTGCGGCTGGCTCCCGTGGTGCACCACGAGCTTCCCGTCCAGCAGGCGAATGCTGGGGCGACCGTTCCGAGGGAAGTTCGGGTGCCGCTGGCCGAGGCAATTGAGGTGGCGTCCGAGCGCATCCAAGAGGCAACCCGTCGCCTTTCTTCGCTCTACAACCGCCTCGAGGTGTGACGTGATGCCTGGGAGACAACGCGCCCGCCGCCGCAAGGCGTACAAACCCCTCGAGCACGACATCCAGGTCGCGGCCTTTGCGTGGTGGGCGCTGTATGCCAATGCGCACAAGATCCCCGAGCACCTGCTGTTCGCGGTACCGAACGCGGCCAAGATGTCCTACCGCGCTGCGGCATGGATGAAGGCAGAGGGGCGCAGGGCCGGGGTGTCGGACGTGTTCCTCATGATCCCGGCCGGAGGGTTCCACGGGCTCATTTTCGAGTTCAAGCGCCCGGGCGAGAAGCCAACCCCGGAGCAGGAGGCGTTCCTTTTTTCGGTTCGTCGGCATGGCTACAACGCGCTGGTGGTGCATAGCACCGAGGAGTTCATCCGGGCCGTGAAGGCGTACCTCGCGCAGCCCAAGCGGCCCGCCAGTGTCGGGAATTTGACAGGCCCCTGCCAACCGCCCACTATCGCGCCACCGTAAACGGGAAACGGACGCGGAACCGTGGGGCAGCCTACAGCCTGGAACAAGACCACCGACTTCAGCGAATACGCAACGGCGCACCCGTCCGCGCCGTTCGCCCCGGCGGAACTTGACACCGAGCTCGACAACGCCCGCACCACGGTCGGGCAACTCCGCACCAACATTGCGCTCATCCAGCGCGACGACGGCGAACTGGCAAACGAGTCCGTGGGGATCGACCAGCTTGCGGACGAAACGCTGGCCCTTTTCACGCTTGGCGAAGCGGACATCATCGGCCCTTGGGCGACCGCGACGGCCTACACTGTCGGCAACGTGGTGGGGCAAGGTGGCGTGGCCTACGTCTGCGTCACGGCGCACACCTCGGGCACCTTCAACACCGACCTTTCCGCCGGCAAGTGGGCGGCGATGGGCGCCACCACCTCGAGCCTTGCGGCCACGGCGATCACGTTCTCCGCAGCCGGCACCGTTTCCGCGGCCACCGTACAGGCTGCGATTGAGGAACTGGACACCGAGAAGGCGAAGGTGGCCGGCGACTCCTCGCAGACCTTCTCCGTGTCGGCGGCAACCTCTGCTGCGCACGCTGTCACGATGCGCCAGATCCAGCGCAACACGCTGCTTCACGCCGTCGCGGGCGGCAGCGCGGATGCTCTGACGGCGACAATTGCGTCAGGCGAAACTGCGCTTGTGGACGGGATGCGGGTGCTGATCGAGGCCGCAGCATCGAACGCAACCACAGCGCCGACGCTAAACCTGACCCTCGGCTCAACCGCCACCGGGGCAAAGACGATCAAGAAGGGCTCTGCGAATGCGCTGCTGGCCGGCGACATCGAAGGCGCCGGCATGAAGCTCGACCTTGCATGGGACTCCGATGGCGACTGCTGGCTGCTGCTCAATCCGGCGAACCCCGTGGCGAGCGCGGCGGCGAGCATCAACGACCTGACCGAACTGCTGCAGCCCAATCGCACGAACGACTACGGCGAGGTCTATTCATCCTCGGCAGGGGCGTCGCGCAAGGTCGCTCTGCAGAACTACCCACTGCCACGGTCCTACCTTGCGGGCGGAACGCTGTCCAACAACGGAAGCGATGCGACGAACGACATCGACATCGCAGCCGGCGCGTGCCGGGATTCCACGGACACGGTGAACATCCGCTGGTCATCCTTCACCGGCAAGCAACTGGACGCCTCATGGGCGGAGGGCAGCGCGGCCGGGATGCGCGACACCGGCTCCATCGCCAACGGAACATGGCACATCTACGCCATCCTCAAGGACTCCGACAACAGCGCGCAAATCCTGGCGTCCACGTCGGCATCGAGCCCGACCATGCCAAGCGGGTACACGTACTTCCGCCGCATTGGGTCCATTTTGCGAGAGGGCGGGGCGATTGTCGGGTTCCTGCAGGACGGCGACGATTTCTACAGAAAATCACCGATCCAGGATGTCTCAACCACCGGCTTTGCCGCCGGAACAAGCGCGGTGTCTCGAACCTTGAGCGTGCCTACTGGCATTCGAGTCAAAGCCTATATGTCAGTGGCGCTTGGAACGCAGACGGCGGCGATGATCTACATGCTCCTGTCGGACCTTTCGGCAACCGATGTGGCTCCGAGCTCAACAAACTTCACGCTGTCTGCTGGATATGGCGCGGCGAGTGGCTCTACGGACGATCAGGTTGGCGCGCAGTGCTCTGTGTGGACGAGCACAGGCGCGCAAATCAGGTCGCGCATGGGTGCCAACGATGCGCAAGACAAACTGTACATCAACACTCTCGGCTGGATGGATCGCCGCGGGCGCGACGCATGACCTGGCACGCCACCTTCCTCTCCCGCTCCACTAGAGAATCCAGAGAATGTCCTGGGACCAGGTTTTTCTAGAGTTCCTGAAACTCTACGGCCCGCTGTCATTGGGCTGGGTCGTTGCGGCGTATCTCGGAGTTTTCATTTTGAAACGGTATGACGTAGACATTCAATCGAAGGTGCAGCTTGCCATTGCGCTCGACAAGTTGGCCGAGTCTGTCGAATCAAGGAAGGCGCTCTTTGATCGAATCGAGAATGCTCTTAATCGGGGTCCGCAATGATCCGGTGGCTGCGGGCGTTCTTCAACGATAGGAGAAAACGCAACGTCACGCCTTCGTTTGAGCGAAGGGTGGTTTTAAACAAGGCACAGGCAGACGAGCGATTCCAGCGGGCAATGGAGCGCCTGACGGTTGCGGTTTCATCTGAGGGCAAGCGGAAATGAAAATCGAAATTGCGCTGCTGGCGTCCCTGTATGTACCCGTGGTGGTGTTCTGCGCCTTTGCCATTTTCCGGTACGCGGGCGGGCTGTTTGGCGTGATTTACAGAGGCGACTTCTCGATGGAGCGTCACGGTGTATGGGTGGCGCTCGTCTGCATGATGTCGGCCGATCTTGTGGAAAACATTTACTACGGGATGGCTCGCTATTCGGCAGAGGTTTACGCACGGCTGGGCTGGATGTCGGGGGCGATCATCCCCATGAAGCTGCTGATTCTTACGGGGGCAATCGTCGCTTGCTCGTCGTGGTGCGAGGTTAGGTATAGGAATTCCGTGCTTATCCAAGCCGCTCTCATTGCGGCGGTTTTGTGGTTAGCCGCATTTGCGTTCCTCATGCGCATGCAATAAACGGTAGTTTTGCGACGAGGTAGAAGATGATTTTCTCCGCACTGTTTTCCTTCCTCGGCGGGTCCGCCTTCCGCATGATCTGGGGCGAAATCGCCGCGTGGATGAACAAGAAGCAGGATCACGCGCACGAAATGGACATGCTGCGCCTGACCTCGACTCTGGAAGCCGAGAGGCACGCGCGCAACCTCGAGCAGCTTCGCTTGGCCGCCGACCTGAAACTTTCGGAGATCCGGGTGGCTGGCGACGTGATGGTGGAGAAGGCTGCGGCCGATGCGTTCATGGAGGCGCAGAAAACGCTGCGGGCGCCTACCGGGATCAAGTGGGTGGACGGGTGGAACGGCTCCATCCGTCCGGCGATGGCGACGATCGCACTGGCGCTGTGGGTGTTCGCGCTTGCGAAGGCCGGGTTCGTGACCGGGGAGTGGGACCGCGAACTGATCGCGGGCATCCTCGGGTTCTATGTTGCGGATCGAACGCTGGCGAAGCGCGGCAAGTGAACGACCTCGCCGCCCTGTTCCGCCTCATCCGCCGTTTCGAGGGCTGCCACCTCATGCCCTACATCTGTCCGGCGGGGGTGTGGACGTGCGGCTGGGGCTCCACCGTCCCGGACTTGATCCCCGGCCAGCCGTGGACGCAGGAGTACGCCGACCACCGCTGCAACCTTGACGCCATCCGGTTCGCCAAGGGCGCGCTTGCGATGTGCCCGTCGCTGGAGGGCGATTCCCTGTCGGCCATCGCGGACTTCGCCTACAACCTGGGCCTCGGGCGCCTGCGCGCGTCTACCCTGCGCCGCCGGATCAACGAGGGAGACATGGCCGGGGCGGTGGCCGAACTCGGCAAGTGGGTTCGGGGCGGCGGGCGCGTGCTGCCCGGCCTTGTCGCGCGCCGCGCCGCCGAAGCGAGCCTCCTCGCGTGAACTTCGACCTCGCCCGCTTCGCCGCGCTGCCGGAGGCCGAGCAGGTTGCGGTCATCAATTCGCTCACCGAGGAAGAGTACGACGCCCTGGTGGGGTGGAAGGAGTGGCATGGGCTGCGCGTCGCGGCCCGCAGCGACATCCTTTCCCTGCTACGGTTCGTCATGCCGCACCCGGAGCACTTCCAGGACGGCCGCAAGTCTCGCTACGGCGTCAACGTCCACCACAAGGTCATGGCAGAGGGGCTGGAGGAGGTGCTGGCCGGCAAGTGCCTGCGCCTTGCGATTTCCATGCCTCCGCAGCACGGCAAAAGCACGACGGTCAAGGGATTCCTTGGTTCGCACGTGGGGCGCTTCCCGTGGAAGCACCTCATGTTCGGCACGTACAACCAGACGTTTGCCGACGAGAACGGCGACGACCTTCGCGCCATCATCAACAGCGACGAATTCAAGCTCGCGTTCCCGAAGGCGGGCCTTCGCACCGGCTCCAAGGCGAAGGATCACATGGTCACGACCGAGGGCGGCAAGCTGTCCTTCCTTGGCCGCGGCGGTTCCGGTACGGGCCGTCCGGCGGACGGGTTCGTGATCGACGACTTCTTCAAGGACGCGAAGGAGGCGGAGTCGAAAACTATCCGTGACGACGCCTGGAACTGGATCACGCGCGTCGCCAACACTCGTCTGCACGCGCTGTCGTGGTGGGTGATTGTGGCAACGCGCTGGTCCGACGACGACCCCATCGCGCGCCTGACCGACCCGAAGAATCCGCACTACAACGAGAGCGTGGCGAAGCAGTGGAAGGTCATCAACCTGCCCGCCATCGTTGACGAGCCGAACATCGCGCAGATCCTCGGGAAGAACCTTGGCGACGCGCTGTGGCCGGAACGCTTCCCGCTGGAGTTGCTGCACACCGCGCGGCAGATGGACCCCTACGGCTTCTCGGCGCTCTACATGGGCCGCCCGACGCCGCCCGAGGGTGCGTTCTACAAGGACTGGATGCTCGCCACCTACGACCATCCGAAGCAATTTCCGTCGCGTGGCCGCTTCTACATGACGGCCGACCTTGCCGTGAGCCCGGAGCGCGACGCGGACAAGTCCTGCATCGGCATTTGGGGGCTGGACGAAAACGGCGACCTGTACCTGCACCCGGAGCTCTTTTGGGACAAGAAGGCGTCCGATGAGTCCGTGGAGCGGCTGATCTATCTCGGGTCCACGTTCCATGTGTCCGACGCCTATTTCGAGAAGGGGCAAATGGACCGCGCGATCGGCCCGTTCCTCGAGAAACGCCATCAGGAATTGGTGCAGGCCGGCAAGGGCGCCTCGCCCGATGGCACGCCCTACAAGCCGCGCTACTTCAACATGCAGCGCATGCCCGTGGCCGGAAGCAAGGGGCTGCGTTCGGTGTCCGTGCGCGGCCTCATGTCGCAGAAGCGCGTGAAGTTCCCGTCGTTCGCGCCGTGGTGGACTGCGGCGAAGGAACAGTTGCTCAAGTTCACCGGCAGCGGCAACGACAAGGAGGATGACTTCGCGGACATGCTGGCCTTGATCGGCCAGGCCGTCGAAGATCAAGTCCGCCCCTCCGCTGAAGTGGAGGACAAGGTGATCCAGTTCCGCCCGACGATGCGCTGGATGACCGCCAACCACCGCGCCGAGCGCGAAGCCGCGCGCCTGCGGGCCAATCTCAGGGGTATGTAAATGGAAGAACTTGCCGAACAACAATCCTCCGGCGTCGAACGAGAGCCGCCGCAGACCTCCGAGGCGGAAACGAAGCTCGTCAAGCAGTGGTGCGAGGACATCGAGAACGCCAAGCGCCATTGGGAGGACGACTTCAAGCGGATGCGCGACGACGCGAAGTTCGAGCGCGGCCTGCAGTGGGAGAACCAGAGGGCGAAGGACGATCGCTACATCGCCAACCTGACTAAGAGCCACATCCGCAGCAAGGTCGCGGCGCTCTACGCGAAGAACCCGAAGGTGCAGGCGAGGCGCCGGCCGAAAATCTACTACCAGGCGTGGGACGGCTCGCCGGAAATGCTGCAGCAGGCGCAGTTGACCCTCGCGGCCATGCAAAACCCGGCCGGAGCGCAGGCCGCCATTGCCGCAGGGCAGGCGCCCCAGCCTACGATGGACCCGGAAACCGCGACGCTGGTCATGCGGGACCACGAACAGGGCCGGGCCATGAAGGCGGTCTACGACAAGATGGGCCGCACGCTCGAGATCGTGGCGCAGTACAGCCTCGATGAGCCGATCCCCAAGTTCAAGACCCGCGCGAAGCAGTTGGTGCGGCGCACCTCCATCTGCGGCGTCGGCTACGTGAAGCTGGGCTACCAGAGGCTGCTCAACCGCAGCCCGGATCTCATGGGCCGGATCAAGGATTCGACCGACCGCCTTGAGCACCTGAAGCGCATCCGGGACGACCTGACCGACGACAAGCTGGACGTGGCCGACGCCGAGGCCGCGGAGCTGGAGCTGAACCTTGCCTCGCTGCAGAAAGAGGCCGAGGTCATCATCCGCGAGGGTCTGGTGTTCGACTTCCCGAAGGCGTGGAGCATCATCATCGACCCCGCCTGCACGGAGATCAAGGGCTTCATCGGCGCGGGCTGGGTGGCGCAGGAGTTCATCTTCACCCCGAAGAAGGCGCAGGAGATTTGGGGCGTGGACGTGTCCTCGTCCTTCACCCCGCACTCAGCCGAAGGCCGGCGCATCGCCGCCACCTCCAAGGCGCAGAAGCTCGCCGCCTTCTACGAGGTCTATGACCTGACCGGCCAGGTGTGCTTCACCCTCTGCCTCGGCTACCCCGGCTTCATCAAGGCGCCGGGGGAGCCTGACGTGTGGCTGGAGCAATTCCACCCCTTCTACCAGCTCACCTTCAACGACGTGGAGGACGACGAAAGCATCTATCCGCCCTCGGACGTGAGCCTCCTGCGGCCGATGCAGGTGGAGTACAACCGTTCCCGCGAGGCCCTGCGCCAGCACCGGATCGCCAATCGGCCGGCGTGGGTGGCCGTGAAGGGGCTGTTCGGGGAGCACACGAAGGAACGGTTCGGAAACCACGTCGATCACGAAGTCATCGAGCACGACCTGCCGCGGGACGTGGATCTGTCCAAGGCGCTGCGCGAAAAGCCCAAGGCGCCCATCGACCCGGCGGTGTACGAAACCGAGCACCTGTACGCGGACATGATGCGCGCGGGCGGCCGGCAGGCGGCGAACTTGGGGGGCACTTCCGGCGCCACGGCCACGGAAGTCACGGTGGCCGAGCAGTCCCGGTCGGACGGGGATTCCTCGAACGTGGACGACCTGGACGAGTTCCTGACCGACGTGATGCGCGGGGCGGGGCAGATCCTGCTCCTCAACATGAGTGAGCAAACGGCCAAGGAGATCGCCGGTCCGGGCGCGGTGTGGCCGCAGCAGTCGAAGAAAGAGGTGGCGCGGGAACTGTGCCTTGAGGTCCGGGCCGGTTCCTCCGGGCGCCCGAACCGCCAGGCGAGGCTGCTTGCCATCGAAAAGACGGCCCCGTTCCTCCTGCAGACGCCGGGCTTCAAGCCGAAGAAGCTGGGCGAGCTTATCTTGATGGAGGTGGACGAAACCCTCGACATCGAGGAGTTCTACGAGGACGGCCAGCCTTCCATCGTCGCCATGAACGCCGCGAAGAACGCGATCGGCGGGGTGGGCGCGGGCGGCGATGCGCCGATGGCCGCGCTGCAAGGCGGTCAGGGAGGCATGAATGCGCCGCAGGCCGCGGAGTCCGGCGCGCGCACGCAGAACCTGGGCGGGGCGGGTGGAGGCGCGCCTAACCCTTTGACAGTGCAATGACATTGCCTCAGAGTAAACGCGAAACGGACCCTAAATGACCACCGAAACGCAGGAAGTCGCGCCGGACGCCACCGCGGAAACCACCGCGGCGACGGATGCCGGCCATACCGCCACCGGGGAAGCCGGCGGCACCAGCACGCCCACCACCGAGCCGCAAGGCGCGGAAGGGCAAGGCGCAACGGCGTCGGCCTCGCCAGCCGACAAGGGCAAGCAAGCCGAACCCAAGACCACCTTCGAGGCACTGCAGCGCGTGTACGAAAAGTCGCGTGCCGAGGCCGAAAAGGCGGCGGGGAAAACGGCAAACGGGGAGTCGCCCGACCCGGAAGCGAGTGGTGAGCCGGCGAAAGCCGGCGCGGAGGCCGAGAAGTCTGCGGCCCCTGCGGATGACCTCCTCGGCAGAGTCCCGGATGCGGAGTGGAAAGCCACCCCGCGAAAGACGCGCGAGCGCATCGAAGCGTTCCGCGACCGGGTGAAGGCACTCGATGGGACGGTCCAGGAACTTGCGCCCAAGGCGAAGGTTGCGGACCAGCTCGGCGGCTACCTGCAGCGCACCGGCATGACGGTGGAGCACGCGAACAGCGCGCTTGCCCTCTATGCGGCGGTGCTGCACGACCCGGCGAAAGCCAAGGCGGCGCTTGCGCCGCTGGTCGAATACGTGGACCGGCAACTCGGGGAAATCATGCCCGATGACATCCGGCAGCGTGTGGATGCTGGCGAAATCAGCGAGGCGGCGGGCAAGGAATTGGCCCGCACGCGGATGGAGGCGGCCCGTTCCGGTGCCCGTGTCCAGCAGCACGCCGAGCAGACCCAGCGGGTGAACGAGGAAGGCAAGCGGCGCGAGGAAGTCGCGCGGCGTGCCCAGGAGGTGACGCAAGGGGTTTCGACGTGGGAAGCGTCGTGGCAGGCAACGGACCCGGACTACTCGAAAAAGGCGCCGCACGTCATCAAGCGGCTCACTCGGGTACTGGAAGCCGAGGCGAAGTCCGGTGTGATCCGCACGCAGCAGGAGGCGGTCGCGCTGGCGAAGGAAATTCGCGCCGAGGTGGAAAAGGATCTTGCGGAGCTTGCTCCGCGCCCGCGTGAGCAGCGAGTGGTGACTGGCGGCAATCAACCCGTTGCCGCACCACCGCCCAAATCCAGCCTCGAGGCCGTCAACCGCGCCTACGAGGAAATGCGGCGGAGGAACGCGGCGTAGTCCTAAAAGGAAAACGCCATGGCGCTCACCGCCGACGAACTGGTTTCCCTCAGCAACGCCTCGCTCGACCACTACATCCGGTCGCAACCGGAGTCGCAGATCCTCCAGGATCGGCCGCTCTACAACGACATGATGGCGAACGCCAAGTCCTTCAACGGCGCGGAGGAGTACATCCGCAAGAACGTGAAGGGCGTGTACTCGTCCAGCATGGTCGGCTACTCGCACGACGACGAGGTTTCCTACGTCAACCCGGCCAACATCAAGCAGGCGAAGGCCAAGTGGTACGAAGTCGCCTCGGGCATCAAGGTGTTCTACACCGAGCTCAAGGCGAACGGCATCCACGTCCTCGACTCCGCGATGGGCAAGAACGTGTCGGCCTCGGCCGATGAGCTGCAGCGCATCAGCAACATCTTCGACGACAAGAACGAGGATCTGATGGAAGGGTCCGAGCGTTCGCTGGCGGAGATGTTCTGGCGCGACGGCACGCAGGACGCCAAGGCGCTGCCCGGCATCCTGTCGTTCATCGTCAACAGCCCCTCCACCGGCACGCGCTTCGGCATCGACGCCGCGGCGAATTCCTGGTGGCGCAACCGGGCGAACCTGGCGATCGACGCCTCGACGGCCAGCAACAACAACCTGGTCAACGAGCTCCAGCAGGAGGTCCGCCAGCTCCGCCGCTACGCCCGCAAGCCCAAGCACAAGGTCTACGCGGGGTCGGACTGGATGGAGGCGTTCGAGAAGGAACTGCGCGCCAAGGGCAACTACACCCTGACCGGGTGGGCGAAGTCCGGCCGCATCGACGCCAGCATCGCGGACCTGGAGTTCAAGGGCATCGAGATCGTGTACGAGCCGCTGCTGGATGACCTGTCCCGCGCGAAGTACGGCTACATCCTCGACCTGAACGCCATCCGCCTCTGGAAGATGGACTCGGAGTGGATGGTGCGCCACAACCCGGCGCGTCCGGCCGAGCAGTACGTGCTCTACCGTGGCATCACCTGCACGGGCGCGATCATGGCGACCCAGCTCAATTCGAGCTGCGTCACCTCGATCGCCTAAAGCAGCAACGGGGGCCGGGCATGGTGCCCGGCCCCGTCACCAAGCGAGGAAACATGACTTCGACCAACCCGATCACCCTCAAGACCTATACCGCTGTCCTGCGCCACGCCGGCAACCTGCTGCACGAAATCCCGGTGGAGGGCGAGGATGGCCGCGGCGTGACCGAGCGCGAACTGCGCTACCTGCGCCACCTGCACGGCGCCGAGAACATCGTCAAGGTGCAGGAGGTGGGCAAGGTCGAAGTGGACGAAACGCTGCACTACTACAACATCGTGGAGAAGTACGGCAGCAACGACGACTTCACGAAGCAGGAAATGGTGAAGGCCAAGGTCGAAAAGCTGTTCAACGTGGAGCTGCACGGCTTCAACGAGTACATCGCCAACAAGGCCGACACCAAGCCCAAGGTCACGTTCCGCGACGCCCCGGTGGTGGATGAGTCGGCGCTGCGCGAGAAGATCGAGGCCGAAATGCGGGCCAAGATCGAGGCCGAGGTCCGCGCGAAGATCGCCGCCGAGCAGCCGTCCGCGCCGCCCTCGCGCACCCTGGGCCTGCCCGGCAAGCAGCCGGTCCCGGCGTAGCGGAGTAGGCCGTGGCGCTGCGCAACACGCTGACGGAGGTGGTGGAATTCGTGAGGCAGGAAGCCCGCCTCTCCACCAATTCGTCGCGTGGGACGGACAACCTCGAGAACATCGAGCGCCTTATCAAGCGCCACTACACCACGCTCGCGGAGGACTTCGACTGGCAGCACCTTGTCCTGAAGCGCAACGACAGCGCGGCAAGGAAGGTGCTGTCGGCCGGGCAGCGGATCTACTCCTTCCCGGCCTCCGTGAACGTGCTCAAGATCGAGCGGGCATGGGTGAAGCACTCCGGTCTGTGGAAGCCGCTGGAGTACGGCATCGGCCCGGACCAATTCAACGCCTACGATTCCGACGACGACGAGCGCACCGACCCGGTGGAGCGGTGGGCGTTCCACGACGACGACGAATTCGAGGTGTGGCCGCTGCCCGCCACGAACGGCGCGGCCAACGGCGACGGCGAGATTGCCTTCGAGGGCCAGCGTGCCATCGAAACCCTGTCCAGCAACAGCAGCCGCCTGGACATGGACGGGATCATGGTGTCCCTCTTCGTCGCCGCCGAGATCCTAGCCGGCAACGGGCAGAAGGCCGCAGCCGAGATCAAGGCAGCGGCAGCGGCGGCGCGCCGTGATCGGCTGAAGATGAGCCTTGGCGACAAGTCGAAGTGGACGATGGGGGCCGGGCAACCCGGCGTTCGGCGCAGTGTTCGCCATCCGGTTTACATCAACCGGAGCGGGTAAGTGCCCTACACCGTCGTCGCGGATGTCCGCCTCGGCGTGGACCGTTCGCGTCCGATATACGCCGGAGCCTCGGGCTCTGTGTGGGTGGCGAAGAACGGCCACCTGACGCGCGGCGGCGACTTCGAGAAGCGCAAGGCGTTCGTCGCCAAGTACGCGCTTCCGGCCAACACGTTTGGCATGAAGGCGACCGCGAGCAGCATCTACGTGTTCGGCTCGGCGGCAGCGCCCACGGTGCCCTCTGGCATCACCTACCAGCAGCTTGCGCATGCCGATGGCGTCACCGCCATGACGGCGCTGCTCTCGGCGGAGCTGTACACCGGAAAAATCTACGCCATCGCGGAGTACGCGGACGGCGCGGTGCATCACTTTTACGACGGAACGCGCATCACCGATTGGGACGGCGGCACCGGCAATCCGACCACCAAGGGCCGCACGGCGCGCACCCTGCAGCGCAAGGTGTACTCGGCGGGCGGGTCGCTGCTGTCCTTCTCAGGGGTGGACACCGCAACGGGGTGGACGACCACGACGGACACGGGCGCCGGGCAAATCACCATGAGCAACCACCTCGCCGGCTCGGAAACGCTGACGGCGCTGGCGGTGTACCAGGCGAAGCTCGCCGTGTTCTCGCGCTACGTGGTGCAAATCTGGCTGATGTTCGCGGACCCCGCCGACAACGCCCAGGATCAAGTGCTGGAGAACACCGGGACGCGGGCGCCTAAATCGGTACTGTCGTTTGGCGACAACGACGTGTTCTATCTTGCGGACTCTGGCATCCGGAGCCTTCGCGCGCGGGACAGCACGAACACGGCTGGCGTGAACGACATCGGAACGTCCATCGACTCGCTCATTGGCGAATGGGTGGCGGACCTGACGGACGACGAAGTTGAGGCGGCCGTGGCCGTGGTCGAGCCATACGAGGGACGATTCTGGATGGCGATTGGCGAGCAGATCGCCGTGTTCAGCTACTTCCCGTCCAAGAAGATTGCCGGGTGGACGTGGTACGAGCCCGGATTCACGATCTCGGATTTCACGACGCTCGACGGGCGAGTGTACGCGCGATCGGGAAACACCATTTACCTGTACGGCGGGGATGATGGCGCGGAGTATGGAACCTACGAGGTTGAATTGCAGTTGCCGTTCCTCTCCAGCGGCAAGCCCGGCCACAACAAGCAGGTTCAGGGTTTCGATGTGGCCGCAAGCGGGGAATGGACCGTTGACCTGCTGGTGGACCCGAATGATCTGGACGTGGAGGAGCACTGCGGGACTCTGGATGGCGTGACCTTCGGCAACGCCTTTGCCGGGCACGCGAGCCACCACACCCATATTGCACCGCGGCTTCGCAACGAGACAGCCGGATACGCCAGCGTGTCGAACGTGGCGGTATATTTCCAGGGCGCGGATTCCGAGGGCGGGACTCAGTAAGGAGGCACCATGGCGGGCGACAGCATCACCGACATCTTTGCGCAGAAGTACGGCCTGAACATGTACGACCCCCGCTATGAGGGGTCGAACGCCATCGCGCTCATGCAGCAGGATGCATTGCGGGCCGCGGCGAAGCAGCAGAGCGACGCTTACGCAGCGATGCCGGAACTGACGCCGACCGGCGCAATCACGCGAAGCCCTCGCGGGACGTACTGGATCGTGCCCACGGCCGATGGCATCCGCTACGTGCGCCCGTCGTGGGCCAGCACGACGGCGACCGAGGATCTTGCCTTGCCCACCACCACCGGCTCGGACTGGACGGTGAATCAGGGCAACGGCGACTGGACGGCGCTGGGCGACGGTGCGACGGGCATGCGCTTTGGCGGCGCTCTGCCGGGGATGGACAGGTCGCTGGACAGCCTTGCGCGCTATGACGTGTGGGACAAGGCGCCGACCGAGAAGTACCTGGAGCGCGCGCCCGAAGAATCGTTCCTGCAAAGCGCCCGCGGATTGATGACGGTTCTCGGGCCGTTCCTTGCTCTTGGTGGTGCGGCAGCTTTGTCGGGAGGCGCCATAGGAGGTAGCGGAAGCGCGGCGCTGAACAGCATGAACACCGGGGCTATTGGCGGCGTAAGCGGCGCTATGGATGCCGGAGGTGCGCTGGCTGGGGCTGGTGGTGCTGCGGGGGCTGGTGGTGCTGCCGGAGTTGGAAGTTTTGCTGAGTGGGCTTCCAATGCCGAAGCTACGGATGCGCTTAACGGCTCACGCATGTTGCAAAACGGCAATTTCAATTACAACGACCTTTTTCGCCAGCCGATCAGGCTCTCGGATTGGGCTGACGCAGCCGATGCAACGGATACTCGAGAAGGTCAGCGCATGCTGGAGAATTTGCGGTACACGCCGCAAGTTCCTGTTGAAGAACGCAGCAAGGTATACGATCCGAACTCGCAACTCGGGACGAACGACCCATTCAACATCGCCAAGAACCTCCTCTCAATCGGCCAGGAATCTCTGGTTGCCGGGCCTGGCGGTGGTCCCGCGACCTCCGACCTCGGCAAGCTGCGCCAGAACCTCTCCATCGCCTCTGCGGTGGGCTCTATCCTCTCCGGCCTGAAAACTCCGTCGCAAGGCGAATTCGCGTCGCTCTCGCGCGCTTCGGATGCTGGGCGCAGGCAGGTGGTGAACAGCAACCTGCAGCAGATCAACGACGCCTTCAAGGGCTTCGATGACACCTACTTCAACAGCATCGCCAACGCCTTCAAGAACTACTACCAGCCGCAGGTGAACGACACCTTCAACGACGCCACGCGCAACCTGATCTACCGCGCGCCTGGCGGAGTTGGCAGCACGGCGTTCGCGGAGAACTTGGGCAAGGTCGAGCGCGACCGACAGCTTGCCGACGTGGCCGTGGGCGAGCAGGCGGCGGGTGAGGCGCAGCGCGCGAAGCAGACGGTGGAGGCGAACCGCGCCGCGCTGACGGGCTTGGCCGAAACCTCCGAGGACCCCGGCGCCTTTGGGGCGCAGGCCGTGGCGACCGCCAAAGCAAGCGCCGCGACACCTACGTACAATCCCCTCGCGGACCTCTTCAGCCGGTACGCGATGCTGGCGGCGAATGCCGGGGCGGCCGAGCGGGCAGGGTACGGTAGCGCGACACGGCCGACCATGACGAGCGGATACGGTTCTGGCGGTTCGGGCGGCAGCGTCAAGACGATCTGGAGCTAGGACATGGACATCACCGACGCGATCAGGGGATTCTTCGAGGACTACGGCATCCCCTTGGCGCTGGGCGGTCAGGCGGCTTCCGTGATGATGCGCCGGGCGGCCGAGAAGAAGGCCGTGGAGCAGAGGAACGCCCTTGCGGAGCAGGAAATGGCGCGGCAGGCGGCCATTGCCGCGCAGTCCCGTGACCGCTTCCAGCAGGTCGTGCCGCAGGTGTCGGCCGACAACTTCGAGGCCCGGCGGCAGGCCGAACAGGACAAGATCCGCGGCATCGTGGCCCCACCGACCGAGGCCAGCGCCATCACGCAGAACTACCAGCAGGCCCGCGTCGGCGATCCGCAGGTGGTGGGGAACAACATCGCCGCCGCCGTGGGGCGGGCGCTGACGCGCGGGCAGGATCAGGCCACGAATGCCGCCATTGCCCGGAGCTTCGGCGCGGCGCAGGCGGGCGACCAGGTGGCGCTGGGCCGCGCAAGCGCGGACATCGGCCGCCTCAGCCGGGACGCGCAACGCAGCGCGGACATCTTGCCCCTTGAGCTCTACGAGGCCAACATGCGTTCGGCCCGGGCGCCCATGCGCACCCTGTCGGACGCCTTCGGGGCAGCAGCAGACATCGCCGGGAATGTTGCGCTGCGCAAGCGCCGTCCGGCCCAGCCCCAGGATGCGTGGTGGGGCACCACGGAGCGGAATTTCTAGGCCGGGAGGTCAACGCGACAATGCCCGCTTACCCCAACCCTTTCCGACGCGGTTTCGGGCCGACCTTCCAGCCGCAGACCGACACGGGCCGCGCGCTGCAGGCGGCGACGGCCGCACTGTTCGCCGGGCAGACCCCTGTGGAGCAGGAGGCGCTGGCGCAGAAGGCGGCGCTGAACGAGGCGCACATGCGCCTGTACGGGGAGCAGGCAAGCAAGACGGCAGCCGAGCGGGCGATCCTCGAGGCTCGCCAGCGGCTTCTCTCGCAAGATGGCATGGACGAAACCGCCGCGAACATGGCCGGGACCACGCTTGGCGGGGTGCGCACGGCACGAGACTACGTGGCCGGCACGCCGGGCGTGACCACCATGCCGCCCGCCGGGCCGGTGCTGGAGGCGATCCAGCGGGCGCAGGCGGCATTGCGCACGGGGGCGATGGATGCGACCGTGGACCCGACGCAGATCGCCAAGGCGTTCGGCGCATACCGCGATCAGGCGGTGGCGGAAGGAGTGCGCGACGGCACGATTGATCCGACGAGGGCCGCCCAAGCGGCGATTCTCGGGAAGGTGGCGCCCTTCAGCATCCGCGAGGAGGGCGCAGGTAACGTGCTCACGGGTGACTTCCGCCTGAACCCCGTGGGCGAAGGCGAGGCGCGATACCGTAATGCACAGGCTGGCGCGCAAGACGCCCTGGCAAGATCGAGCGATGCCTTGGCCGGGGAGCGGGGGGCGCGGACGCGGCAAATCGATGCCGAAACGCGCGCCGGCGTGCGGATGGGCGCCCCGGTTGTGGTGAACGACCCGGAGGCAGGGCCGATCTACACGGCGCCAAGCGCGGCGATTGGCCGCACGCCGGGCGCAAGGCCGCTGGATGATGCCACGGCCGCACTGCGCGCGTCGCAAGCGAACCTCGCTGACGCCCGTGCCGCTACTGGCGGCTTTGCGCCGACGCGCGGAGGCCCCGCGGCGCCGCAGGTGAGGCCGCTGTCCAGGGCGGAAACCGACACGATGGCGGGCACGATTCAGGGGCTTGCGGGCGGGAAGCTGGACCCGACCGTGAGCGCCCGAATCCTTGCCCGCGCCACGCAGATCGCCCAAGACCCGCAAAGCGAATGGTTCCGCAACCCGGCCGGCGCGGCGGAGGCGGCGGTTCAGGAAATGGCGCCTGGCGGCTTCCAGCCCGGCGGGACGCGGTTCGTGCCTTTCACCGGAAACGGCAGGGTGCTGGCGCCGCACCCAGGCATCGCCGCCGCGAAGGCGGGCGAGACTCCGGCCACCGCAGGCGCAGTCCCCCCGCCCGCCCAGCGCGTGAAAGACAGGGTGTACAACACGCCGCGCGGCCCGATGAAGTGGTCCGGCACCGGCTGGCTGCCGGCGGATATGTAAGTGGCGCGCGAACTCTCAGACGCCGAGGTGGGGCTTGCCGGCGGCCCGCGCGAACTGACCGACGCGGAGGTATTCGGGGGTGACTCATCTGGTGGGCCACCGAAGCGCGACGTTGGCGTGCTCGAGTCCGCGGGGCGAGGGTTCGGGGAGCGTGGTGCGCAGGCAGCGAAGGCGCTCAACCTTGCCGCCTCGACACCGTTCGTCGCGTTCGATGCCGTCGCCAACCTGTTCCGCAGCAAGCCCTCCTACGGCGCCTCCGATTGGGCCTTCCGCAACTTCGTTGACCCGGCGCAGGGCGCGGAGGACTACTGGAAGATCGATCCGCGCACCGAGCAGCAGACCATGGCGAGCAAGGTTGCAGGTGGCATCGGCGGCCTCGGCATTGATCTGCCGGTCATCATCGCTACGGGCGGCGGCGCTGCGTTGCCGCGCGCCTCGGCCACGGCCGTAAGCGACATCGTGGGCCCGGCCATCGCCGCGACTACCCGTTCGATGGGGTTCCCGGCCGTCGTGTCCGGCACCAACACCGCGCAGCGGCTCCAGGAGCAGGGGGTAGGCGTTCCCACGGCGACCGCAGCGGCCATGAACACGGGCTTGAACACCATCGCTGGCGGGGTGCTGCCGCTGAACGCTCCCGGCAACCTGGCAAGCCGGATGGTTCAGGGCGGCGCCTCCGGGGTGGTGCAGGGGCAGACCGAACGGGTGCTCGAGAACGCCATCCTCAACGCGGGCGGCTACGGCGACAAGGGGCGGCCATTTTCGATGGAGGAAGCGGCGACGCAGGCCATCCCGGCGGCCCTGCTGGCGGGGATCATGGGGCCGCGCCCGACCGCAAGGATGCCAAGCCGGGAGTCGATGGGGTACTTCCCTCTGGAGCCCGTGCCGGCCGCGCCGGGCGCGCGGGAGCGTGTGGAGGCAGCCCTTCCCCCCGATGCAGTGCCCGCAAGCGTGGCTCGCCAAGAGCAAGCCGGACGGGTCAAGGACCGTCGCAGCGCCTTCAAGGAGGCGCTGGATCAGGGCGTCGTCTACAGCCGCGCCGACGTGCAGGACGGCGCCTTGCCGCCGGATGCGCGGCCGGTGGAAACCGCCCGTGGCACGGTGCCGACAGGCCCAGAGGATCTTGCGGCACTGCGTCAAGGCGAACGGGTGCTGGCCGAGCGTGCTCTGCGGCAGTCCGCGCGCCGGGTGCAGGGCTTGCCCGATGTCATGGGCGTGGACACGCAGGGCAGGGTGGACGCCGGCGATCCGCGCGCCCCCGGGGTCAAGGCGTCCATGTTGTCGCAGGGCGGCGATGCGGCCAGGGGTGAGGCCGAGGCCCGCCAGGCGTTCGATGCCGCCGAAGCACAGCGCCAGAGGAAGCAGGGCGCCCAGGACACCTCCGCCATTACCGGCGAGCCCCGCGATCTGCGGGAAGCCCGTTCGTCGGGCACGATGTCCACGGAGGGTACGGCGGCGACGGCCCCGCAGCGGTTCGCCTTCCTCGACGTGAAGCGCGGCAGGGATGGCCGCCCCATCAGCACCGGCCCCGAGGTGGAGATTCGCGGCGAAACCACCCTGCGGGACGCGAACGGCAACCTGATCCCGGCCTATGAGGTGGCCTACACGCGCGAGCTGCCCGATGGCACGCAGGAGCGGGTGTACAGCACCGTGGCGCAGGCGAGGGTGGGGGCGCTGGAGCGTCCGGCCAACCCCAGGTTCTCGCAGGACGTGGCCGCCGACGCCTACGCGCCGCCAAGGGGAACGGGAACCGGCCCGGACCAGCCGCAGCCGCGCGCCGCTGCGCAGCGCATCACCACCGAGCCGTCGCCGGAGTTCATCCCCGGCAGCGGAAGCCAGCGCCCCGGCCCCCTGCCGTCCCGCGCGCCCCGCCGGGCGCCGGAGGACGTGACCAGCCAAGCGTTCCCGCTCGTCGGCCAAGACCCCAATACGCCGCCCCCGGCCGCAGAGCCGGTGGCCCCTGAACCGAAGCCCTCGGCGCCGGAGGCTGGGCCTGCCACTCCCCCCTCCTCCAGAACCCAGCAGGACGCCCCCGCGCCGAGGGCGGAGGCCGACCCGTTCCCGCCGCCGGCCGACGCGCCGCCTGCGCCGGAGCCGGCGGCCGATGTCGGCCCGGCGCCCAAGGCGACCAGCCTGATCGGCCGCATCCGGGCGATGGGCGGGATCGACCTGACGGAGATCCGCGACATTTCCGGCGAGGGCAGGGCGGGCGGCAAGGGCAGGAAGGGCTCCCCGCCGCCCGGCCTGTTCCGGCGCGACGGCACGACGCTGGACGACCTCGCAACCCAGCTCCGGGACGAAGGATGGCGGATCGACACCGAGCAGGTTGACGGCGGGGTCCAGCAACTCCGGGACATGATCCGGGACGAACTGGACGCCCCAGGCACGCATCTGCGCATGGAGGACGAAATGGCGCGGATGGACTACGATCGCGCCATCCAGGAGGCCGAGCAGGCTGCGCAATATCAGGGACTCGGCAAGCAGGATGCGCCCGACGTGGACATGGTGGCGCGCGCGAACGACATTGACCCGGACGCGGTTGAGCGCGCTGCTATTCAGCACGAAAACGACGACGCGGCCTTCATGGCGGCGGTGCGGAGGATTGTCGATGGCGACCAAGCAGCGCGGCAGGGTGCAGAAACTCGTGGCGGCGGCCAAGATGCTCAAGCGAATCCGGCAGCAGGCGAGCCCGCAGGACGCGCGCCGGGAGAAGATGGCGGCCAAGTACGAGCGGAGGATCGGCAGGCCCGCCCCGACTTCGGACTCGAGCAGCCTACCGAGTCAGGACTCCGGGCAAGAGCCGATGCCGCAGAGCGCGCCGATGCCGAGCGAGCCCGCGTAGAGGCGGCGCCCGCGCCCGAGGACTTCACGTTGACCGGCAGCAACCGATCGGCGGATGAAGGGGCGGCGCAGGGGCAGCAGGATCTTCTTTCTGTGTCGCGTCAACAGCCATCCGCTGACAAGCCGCTGTCGGAAGAAGCGTTTTACGACAGGTATTACCAACACATCGACATTCGCGGACGCTCTGGCGGTGATGCGCGCGAGGCGATCATGCGCGATGGTTTTAAGTCCACATACGTCAACGCGATACAGGCTCGCAAGTCGTATGACTCGTTCTCGTCAAAGTACAAGCCGCGCGATGGCGACACCGTGTATTTGGTGCCGCGGGAGTTTGTGAAGTCAACGGGCAACGGGCCGAAGATTAAAGATGGCTGGAAGCCGAAGCCCTACGAAATCGTCAAGATCACTGACGCCAACAAACCGCTTTACGAGCATTACCTGCAGAACTTCAATGAGGGCGGCGGCACCAAACTCTACGGTGGCCTGCCCCTCGACGCCATTGCCGAAGGCGTGCAGAAAGCCTACGGCTGGGCGAAGGGCGAGGCGCGGCAGTGGGCCGACAGCATCGGCAACTACGCACAGGCCGTTGGCGAAGCGGACATTCCGCGCGCTGTCACCAATTTCGTGCGTGCCGTGTTCGACTCCTCCACGGGCGCGGTGCGCGCGGCGGCCACCAAGAGCAAGACAGCGCAGTGGGTCATCGACCAATTCGCGGAGAAGCCCGGCGACCTGTCGCAAGCGCGCGGCGAAACCTTCGCTGCGGCATGGCAGGCGTTCACCTCGCGGCAGAGCAACCGCCTTACGCGGGCGCTGGAAGGAATGTCCGAGGCGGAGCGGC